CCCGATCTTCAGTTTCTTCTGCTTCTGGTGCTGAGTTGATTCCGTCAAAAATACTCATACGTTTTCCTTTCAAATAAGGGTTTTGGATCACTATTAATCCAATCAAAAAAAGTGCCGGAGGCACTCGCTAAAGCTATTTTTGGTGCCGGTCTATTCCCGGCTGTCACGCCTTTACAGTATCCGACTGCAAACATGGGAGTCGAACCCACTTCTCTTGAGGCTACCAACCCTCTGCGAATGAGGGGGAATCGAACCCCCGGTCCTGGCTGCAGCTAAGCGTAATACTTATGTAAGCGATTAAGCACTAACTGCATATCGTTATCGATGAAGGTTTCTTTGTCAGACCACATACCCATTGAGGATCTGATACGAGTATGCAAAGAATCTTTGGTGAGTTTGGTTTGGAAGACATATTTAAATCCCAGAGCCTTCTCCTCATCAGAGAATGTTAAAAGGCTATTCGGATATTTTTCCAAGGTTGGAATATCCATTTTCTGGGCCATCAAGATAGTGCTGAAAAATGATTCTAAACCAACATTCTTCAATGCACCTTTAATGGGAACCTTGGTCTCCATTATCATGTCAGTCTCATTCAGCAGACTGAGGACATGAGCTGTGAAGATAATATTTTTTGAAGATTTAGCAACATGCTGTTGCATCATCCTCTTAAAATATTGCTGGTAGTTTTGCCATCCAGCCATGGTGTCTTTAGCCCCAATAATAAATTGGCTTTCATACATATCCATCAGATAGGTCAAGCTATCAATAACGATGGTATGGAATTTAGGCATCGACTCAACTTCATCGATACCAGAAAGAATTTTATTCGGATCTGTAATTGTGATTTGCGTAAATTTGCTGGGAAATGGAAGTTTCTTCCCAGACTCACAATTCAAATAAAGAACACCTTCCGGATCTTTAATGTTACGTAGAGAAGCGGATTTACCAGATCCGCTTGTTCCACAGATAAGGACTAATTGATCATTCATGGTCATTGACCTCCTCTTTTGAATAGGGCTTTTTCCACTGATTTCATAACAGTGTTTCTGATCTCAATATCAGATAATGGTTTATCGGTCCTTGCATTGATATCAGCAACTTTCTGATTGATCTCAGCATAATTAAATCCCGAGTCAACCAGCATAAGAGCATAGCGGATGAGCTGATTATTACGGCTCCCAGTCTTCATTGAAGATATGAACCAACGCTCAATGTTATTCAAATCCTTCAAATTGTTGATCACTGTTTTGCGATCAGCATTCTTGGTAGTACGTGGAATGAATAACAACGCATCAAGCAACTCGGTACCTTTGCTATACTCAGCAACTCCATGGCTATTAGTTAGCCATTTACGGGATCGCTGACCGGTAGCTGTATCACAGTCAAACGGAAGCCATTCATAAATATTGATCATGAATTCTTTGAAATCTTCCTCAGATAATTTCACATTGTAATTCAATGGAAATATGATTCTGAATCGATTGTTTGCTGCGGTATGACTTTTGGTAGTGTGTAGCAGGAATTTGTAATCGGCTAATAGGAATGCTGCTTCTTTGATAGTTACGCCACCATCGACATCTATGACTACGGTATTGCACCCAGGCATCATATTCTCTTCTGATCTTCTTCCGGATTCCGTATGGTGATTACACCAATGATGGGAATCCATTTTCACCAGATCAATGAGCTTGTCGAATGGTGCTCGGATATTTTTATATCCTGCAGCAAGATCATTACTATGGCTCAGATAAATCTCATCAAGATTGGTTTTCTTGAGAGCTTCCCCGGTGATGAATTCAATATTATTTTCAATCTTCTGTTTGATAATAATTGAATTCTGGTATCCCCAGGTAATAGCCATATTCATCATGTCAGCTTTTTGTGGAGAAGTGCCTTTATAGAAAGGTAGCTTTTCAGCCAAATCAACATGAGTGACTTCTCTGCCAACAGTAGCAATATGCTTCGCCAATTTTACATAGCTCTTATCCTGTTTCTGCATTCTCTCGAATGCTCTACCGGATTCCTCTGCCATGCAGATAGCATGATAGATATTGTCAATACTGATGCTTGATTGGCGATCAATGAAAGCATAGCCGCCGGCCAACTTCAGAGCCTTGAAGAATCGATGTGACATTTCGGCTTTAGCAGAATCCTCAAGATCCCCCATCTGATCAGCTTTATCTTCACAGAGCATTTTATACTTGATAACGATTTTGCTCACTTCCTTTGAAACATCAATCTTAAAATTATGATTGGTTTTCATTGCAAGTTCACCAAAGTCTTTCGAGATGTCTTCCATAAACTTCTCTGACACTGGGCTAGTAAGACGATCGTAAATCTCGTCAACTGTCAGGGATTTATCTCTTGTGCTTGATTGAGAATATCCAAAGAAAGACCGACGGCCATAACCGGTCGAGATGAATGACCAGTATTCTTCTTCTGTTTTGGCTCCATCAAATAATTTTGTTGGGGTCCCAAACAGAATCAGATTTGTAGGAGTCTTGCCCTGGATTTCTTTTGATCGGACATTATCCTTAGTATTTTTTGTGAGCTTCTGTTTCACTTTGCCCACATCATAGAGCTCAAGGAATGTAGTCAACACTTCTGTGTTTCCCAGAAGATTGGAACCAATTTCATCAATCTCAAGATTGACAGCTCCAATATCTGCCATGAGCAATTTATGCCTCATTTGTTTGACTGCAGCAGTAGTTGCTGAATCAAAGGAGAAAGCCATTTCACCAAGACTTGCATATTCCTGCGAACAAAGGGCATATGCTTCATCAATTCCCAATGTTGCAGATACCATGGATCTCTTTGCTGCCAGTTCATTCAAGTTTTCATCAGCTATTACAGGTAAAGTCTCTGAAAAAAATCTTGCATGGAATCTATTGATAATATGGTCCTCAAGGATATTGGTACTGAATCCTTTTCCTGAACCTGATATTCCTAAATTGACTCCATAGAAATTTACCGGGAGAACTCCTCGATCCTTGGTTATGATCTGAGCTCGCATACTGGCTGCCATCTTACAGATGTAATAGCAGACCATGATCCGGAAAAATTGTGGATTGGTATTTTGAGTTTTTTCGCAAAGCAGATCAACAATCTTTTCAGCAGTTGGGTGAAAGGTCAGTGTTGATAGATCCCGCATAAGCTCCTCCTGTTTTATTTTTTAGTTGTTTGAAGAATGTCTACCATTTCCATAAGTAGAGCTCTCATTGCATTTTGTATTCTCCTGGTTGCTTCCTCAAGATTTGCATCCAGGACAGCTCTTGCAAGTTTTTCGTTGTCATTTGCCGGAGGCAAAGAATACTCAAAATTTGCGATGATTTGTGTTCTAAGTAATACCTCGGATTTGATCTTGCTCTCTGATTTAGCTCCCATAAGAATCTCCTTTGGCATGGGGCAAAACACCCTCATATTAAAGCTTATGAGGGTGCATAGTGGACTTAAAATGAAAAGTGGTACTAAGGTATCAATCCAGTGTTAAAAGCCCTTCTTCCTGCAGCTCACGAGCCTGACTGCATATGCTCAAAGCATTGCAGTACTTGCATCGTTTGACAGCAGCTTTTGTGACTACGATTTCCCCGGTACCTCCATCTTTAAGACGGCGGGCATTCGCTTCATAATAATTTGAGAAATTTTTTGTAGCCCGGGATTTCTTTGTCGGATCTTTATAATATTTGAAGACAGGATCATTTTGCCATAATTCTTCCGGAGTGCATTCAGGAATATCTTCCTGTTTGGCATCCTTGAATTTAACAATTTCCTGGATTTTATGGCGGATGAATTTTTCAGTTTCAGCAATAGAATATAGAGGGATTTTTTTGATATGCACTCGTTGAGGTGGATACCCTTTAGATTTCTCAATGCTGGCTCTGAGAGATGACCAGTCAGTGAAGAAATAAATAATCGCAATATAATCAGAGGTGATGATGTCCTGGTTGAGCCAACGATAGATACTCCCTTGCATGGCATAGTCTTTATCTTTACTCCCAGCCATATATGAGAATACTCCGGTTGTTTTGAAATCAGCCAATTCTCCTTCACCAACGAAGTCAAATTTACCTGTGATGACATAGCCATCAATTTCTTTTTCCCGGCGTTGCTCTAAATAGATCGGGATATCAGCTTCTGCTACTGAATCTCGATCGGGATTAATCCGAACTCGTTCAATAGTTTTTTCGTTGATACCAAGCTTCTCCAGACAGCTTTTATATCGTCCGGATATCCATACTGATTCAATGCCATTATGGACTGCAGTACCAAGGCTTGAAGGAATGAGATCGGAAACATCAATAGCAGTAACATTCTTATCAGCTCGCTTGGATAGAATGATCTGCCTGGTTGATTTTAGCAATCCAGTAGCTGAGATAGCTTTTTCTCTTGGATCGTAATCGTACTCATCATTCGCTAAAAATACGGCCATCGCTAAATGGATATTCTCTTTGTTCGTCAGTTTCATGATCGTCCTCTCTAGAAAGTTGTTTGTCATCTTTGCTGGCCGAATCCTGTATTGCCAATTTAGCTAATCTTGCATTCTCTGCTGTCATTACACAGGGATGATGCTCTTTCATGAATTTCTCAATGAAAGTGCCAATAGTTACTCCATTGCTTGGGTGTAATTGAGTACTGATCTCAAGGGAAGCTCCACAGCTACAAGTAATTTTAACCATATCAACTCCTATTAATAGTAAGTTCGGGGAAATTCTCTTCAAGCTCATCGATCGATAATTGATGAGCTTTCCAATCATGAGAATGAATATCCATTTTCTCCATTGCTTCCTTGGCTCCAATCAGATCCAGGTAAGCGCAGGTAATGGCACGAGCACGGCGATTATGTAATTTACGGAAGAAATTAAACATGATGGATTTCCTTATTCGTAGATTTCGATATCTACTCTTGGATTGTCTTTATCAACCTTACCAAAAGTATAGGAAGTTTCCAGATAATATAAATAATTATCATCCGGGAGAATTCCTGTTTTGATTATTGCATCCATGAAAAATTTTTCGTGAACACAGCAAA